CAGCGGCAAGCAGATGCAGGTGACCGATATCATCGGCACGATCGAAGCGCGCCGCAACGCGCCCGAAGGTGGTGATACGCCCGACCTGGAGGGCACGCACGAGCCGGTCTGGGTGCGCCCCGAGCGCGTCGACGCCGGAAAATTGCTGAAGGTCGAGGATGCCATCAAGGCCCTCACCGACTTCAAGAGCCCCTACATTCAGTCGATGGTCAACGGCGTTGTGCGTGTCAAGAATATCATTCTTGCCGGAGCGTTGTTCGGACCGCGACTGATCGGCAATGAGGTGCCGGTGTCGACCCCGTGGGCTGGCGACACCGTGCCTGCAGATCTCGAGCAACAGGGGACGTCGTCCCGCATGAGCGTGCGCAAGATTCTCAATGGTCTGCGGCTCTTCGAGGATGCCGATGTCGATCCGGAAATGGAGCGGATCACCATCGCCATGAGCCCGCAGGCGAACGAGGAACTTTACAACGATATCACCTTCACCTCGAAGGACTATCGCAACAAGGCCGTGATGGAAGAGAAGCGCGTCAAGGAAATTCTTGGCATGCCGATCAAGATCACCAAGCGCATCGGCCAGTATGATGCGAACACGCTGCAATCGGCTATGTATTGCCAGAGCGGCATGCATTGGGGGCCGGCGATGCCGCTTACGGTGAAGTCGCAACCGAACCCGGCCAAAGAATATCGCGAACACCCGTACATCGAGCTGTGGCTCGCGGCGACGCGATCCGAGGATAAGAAAGTCATCAAGATCCTCTCCAAGAAATAAGCGCGCGCCGCCGGCGCCGCGAGTGTTGCGTCAATCCATCCCCGCCGCCGGCGTCATGGCCGGCGGCCTCTAGACCAGGAGGCCCTCATGGCCGTTACGACCAAATATGGGAAGGGCTACAAGAACCCTTCCTCTGTTCAACTCGCAGAGGCAGTGTTCGCCGAAGGCCGCATGCGTTGCATCCAGTCCGGCGCGATCGCGATCGCCAATGGCGATAGCGCAACGTCGAAAATCTATTTCGGCAAGATCCCGTCGAACGCCGTGGCGCTCGCTGGTCTGTCGACGCTGAAACATGGCGCCGCGACCGGCGTCAACGATTTTGATCTCGGTCTCGAAAAGGACGGTGCGACGGTGAGCGCTAATTGCTTTGCCGATGCACTCGATGTTTCGACGGCCGGCGCCAAGGATCCTTGCGCCTCGATTGCTGTCGGCGATTGGGGCAAGCGGATCTGGGAGCTTCTCGGCCTGGCGAACGATCCGGGCTGTGAATATGACGTTGTCGGTACGATGAATGCGGCGGCGACCGCCGGGGCGTCGATCGCGCTCGAACTGATCTATTCGAAGAAATAGCGGATAGATCGCCATGACCGCGCGCGCCGGGACCGAAACCGCTGCGGCCAATCTTGCGCTGGGCCATGCTGGCCAGCCGGAGATTGCCGACCTGTCGGATAACAACACCCGCGCGCGCGCGGTTCGTCAGTTTTTTTCCATCACGCGCGATAGCCTGTTGCGCGAAAAATGGTGGAGTTTCGCCAAAGGCTGGATCACACCGGCGGCTGACCCGGTTCAAAGCCGCGGGCCGCTGCGGATCCGCTATGTACTACCTGATGACTGCGTGCGCGTGCGCTATCTACAGGGCATCGGCGACGGGGCCTGGGATATCGAAAGTGCGGTCGCTGATATGGGCGGCGCTCAAGCGGAAACGTCGGTGCTGGTGACGAATGTCGTCGCGCCCGTCGTCGCCATTACGCGCCGTGTCGTTTTCGTGCGGCTGTGGGATCCGGTCTTTCTCGACGCGTTTGCGATGGAACTGGCGTCGCGTGCGCATCGAAAACTGGGCAAGAGCGGCGCGTGGGCGTCGACCATGCACGCGGCGGCCATGGAGCGCATCGCCACCGCGTCGGCGATCGACAGCAAGGAAAGCTCACGCGAGAAGGTGGTGCGTGAAGCGTCGTGGGCAGCCGCGCGTCGTGGCTTCCGGTATCGGTGACGCAATGGCGATGACGGCGCGCATCGATCGCACCACATTTGCCGGCGGCGAGATCGGGCGCCACCTTCATGGCCGCACCGATACGGCTCGGTATCAGATTTCCGTCGAGGCGATGGAGAATTACGTCGTGATGCTCGAGGGCGGCGCGACGCGCACGCCTGGCACGCGCTACGTGCTGCCGCTGAAGATGCCGAGCGAGCGCGGTCGGCTGGTGCCGTATCGCCGAAATTCGTCGGATTATTACATGCTGGTAATTAATGGCGGCAACGCGCGCTTTGTTCGCCAGGGCGGCTTTTTGCAGAACCCCGACACGACGCCTTATGAAATGAGCGTGCCGTGGAATGCAGCGGATCTGGCGTCGCTGCGCACCGCGAGCGATGGCCCGACGATCTATGCGGTGAACGGCACCAAGCCGCCGCAGGAAATCACGCGCGCCGGTTTGCTGGATTGGTCCTGTGCGGATTTCGTCGCGCGCGGCGGGCCGGTCGGGACCAAGAATGTCGACCTGAATATTCGCATCAAGTCTTCGAGCGCTTTTCCCGATGCCGATGTCGTTCTGACGGGCACCGGCGGGCCCTTCCTGTCCGGCCATGTTGGCGGCATTTTCCGTCTCGACGATCCCGATCTATCGACTGTTGCGAACTGGACATCGGGCGAGGAAGGTATCCTTGCTGGTGGGCTGCGGCGCTGGAAGGGCAATGTTTATCAGTCTGTCAACGGCGGCACTGCGGGGCCAAATCCGCCCGAACATACCGAGGGGGATGTGTCGTCGGGAGGCGGGTTTATAATCTGGCGCTATCTACACTCAGGCTATGGCTTTGTTCGGGTGACGGCGGTCACGGACGCCAATACTGCGGCCGGCAAGGTGTTGACGCGGCTTCCGGCTGGCGTCGCCACGGGTAATGGTACCTATCGGTTCTGGCCGCCGGAATGGTCGGATGCTGAAGGGTATCCGACGATTATCGCCTTTTACACACCGCGCCTGCTGTTCGGTAGAGACAGTCTGCTGTGGCTGTCGGCGACCGACGATGTGCATGATTTCGGTGTCACCGGAGAGGATGATGGCGCAATCGCTGTACGGCTGCGATCGCCGGATGGGTCGCTGGTCGAGGTCAAATGGGCACTGCCATCAGGGCCGATGGTGGTTGGCTCGTCGGATATCGAGTGGGTGCTGCGCGGTCCGGGTGTCTTCGACGCGCTCACCGCGTCCAATATTCGACCTGTCCCAGAAAGCAATGAAGGGTCCGCTGAGCAGACCGCGATCATGATCGATGGCGGCCCCCTGTTCGTCGGCAAAACCGGCAAGCGGCTGCATTATGCGAAGTTCGACCGGCAGCAGCAGACCTTCGATCCCGATGAAATTTCGGTTTATGCGCGCAGCCTGTTCGGCAGCAAGGTTGTGGCTATGGCCTGGCAGCGCGACCCGCATCGCGTGTGCTGGATCGTCTTGGAGGATGGTGCGCTGCTAACCATGACTTATATGCCAAAACAGCAGGTCCTGGCCTTCGCGCGTCAGCCGCGTGTTAATGCGTTCTTTGAGGATGTTGGCGTCATCCCGTCGACCTCCGTGGGTGAAGATGAAGTCTATTTCATCGTGCGCCGAACGATTGGCGGTCAGGAAACACGCTACGTCGAGCAGCTTTCCAGATATTTCGAGCCGGCTTCAGCAGATCCGCCGACAGCGCTTGGTGCCTGGTTTCTCGATTGCGCGGTCTATTACGAGGGCGCGCCAATCAAAACCGTTACATCGCTGGCGCATCTGGAAGGCCAGACGGTCGGAGTGTTCGCTGACGGTGCGATGCAGTCCCTCAAGGTGGTGGCGGGCGGCAAAATCACGCTCGATCGTGAGGCTCGAACATTGCTGATCGGTATCCCAGTGCGCGGTCGTATCAAGGATCTGCCGCGCAATTTCAAGACCCAGGCCGGCGACACCGATGGCGAGCGGAAAACTGCGCATGAGGCGCTGGTCTATCTGCAGGACTGCGCCGGCGGCACGATCTCGGTGAACGGCGGCGAGCCGGAACCGCTGGTCGAGACGGGCCGCAAAAAATCTGGATCGCCAATTGCGCTGTTTAGCGGAAAGAAGCGGCCACTTGTCGACGGCGATATTGAAGACGAGGCGCAACTCGAGATCGTCAATGATGACGCGATGCCGTGCACAGTTCTGCAGATGTCGCCGGTCGTCGATGTCGAGGAGGACGCCTGATGTGTGATCCATTCACGGCAATGGCGATCGGCGGCACGGTTGCGAGTGCCGGAGGTTCGCTGTTTTCCGGTTTTGCTGGTGGCGATGCGCTGAACCGCCAGGCCGACTTCATCAGCAGTAATGCCGAACTCATGTCCGGCCAGGCGAGGCTGCTCGAGGAAAGCGCTGATCTGCCGCT